GTCTCGCATTGTGCAAACAATCCCGCCTGATGCGGGTACGTGGACGTTCGCGTGTGTCGCAGACACAGGAGCGAGCATAGGGGCGCGTCTGCGCTTTTATCAGGAAGGCGGGAGCGGTAGTAGGTTTTGCAACCTCGCCAGCGTTCTAGGATTCCAGACTCACTCCTGCACGACGACCATCACGGGCACTCCCACGCACCTGTCTGTCAACATCTATCCTGGCTCCGGGCACGTAGATGTCGCCGGCTGCTGGCTCACCAAATCAGACACCCCCGGCCGCGCGTGCTGGGGTGGGGCGGCGCCCGTCACGTGCGCAGCAGACAGGCACACCATCAGCACCGAAGGATGGCCGACAGAGAGTGGGGAGATCAGCGTCGCCTACACGCCACAGGGTGTCGGCATCGGCACGGCGATGTACATGGCGGCCACCACTGCCAGTGGTGAGGGCCGGCCTTCCGGATTCTACCTGTATCGAATTTCTGCAACGGGTGCGTTGGTCTTTGGGCTGCGGCGGGGTGACACGTTATCTGCGCAAAACACCCAGGGTCTCGCGTGGGAGAATGGCCGCTCGTATCACATACGTGTGAGGTGGTCGCCCGAGCGAGCTGAGATTTTTCGGGACGGGGTGCTTCTACGCAGCTGGGTGCCCACCGTGGTGCCCGACAGCCACCCAGACGTCGTTTACATCGGCACCAACATGTTCGGCGGCGACCCAGCCCAGGGCTCCATCCGCGCCCTCACCGTCCGCAGNTACGAGGAGGTGTCNCCGTGATCTGCTACCTGACCGTGTTGTATCTGGCATGCCAGGTCGCGCAGACCATCCCCGGCGCCCCGGCTCCGGCGTGTGAGGATGCTCCGGTGGCCGTCCTGGCCCGCGTGCATGGTTCTCTTTTCGCCGAGGATGCTGAGCCCCCTTGGCTCTACGAGGTGGAGCCGGAGAGGCGCCCCACCGAATGCGGCGAGCATCCCATTGAGCTGGTGGAGATCGCCTCCCACTACCCGACGTGCGTCGTCGGCCACGTCGAGCGGACCGAGACCACCATCGGAGAGGGCGAGGAGGCGATCACGCTGCCAGCGCGCGAGCCGTATCTGGGCGTCTGCTGCACCCCAGGATGCCGCCTGGCCGGTCCGGGCGAGCATATCCCCTATGGCACCCCCATCGGCTACGCGGAGGCGAGGGCGGAGCGGTACCGGGAGGTGCAACCACGGATCGAGGGGCAGTGACATGGATGTGTTCGATCTGGTGATTGAGATCCCCGTCGTCTTGGCTGTCATCGGCATCATCGTGTGGATGGCGTTGGGGTTCGAAGAGGCAAGCCGCGAAAACGACTGGCCGCCGCTCCGGCGTGCAGGTGACGACGAGTCTGCGAGGAGCGTCGCTCCGCCCGACACCGGAGGCGGCACATGATGGCGTTCTAGGAGGGATGACCGTGTTTTTCCGCCGCATCCGCAAGGAGATCGAGGCCCTACGTGCCGAGGTGCAGGCTCTCCGCGACCAACTCGCCGAGCGCGACCGGGAGCTGGAGCCTCGCATCGGTTTCGTGATCTATCAGCCGGACGAGTACGAGGATGAACTGGACATGGTGTGTCGTGGAGGTCGCAGATGACCGAAGAACTCGTCGGAAAGCTCCTCGTGGCGTCGGTGGGGGGTGGTTTCGCCCTACTCACCGCGGTCGTGGGCTTCTTCGCCCGCCGCCTCGTCCAGCAGCAGGACAGGCACGCTGAGATCCTGGGGGACCATGACCGTGCGATTGTGGTCCTCGACGCCCGTGTGCGGAGGCTAGAACAAAGCAAGCCATGATCACGACCGGCCCCGAAATCCTTACGCTCGAAGAGTTTCAAGGGCTATTCCCCGCCCTCCCCACACAGAGGGCGGAAGAGTACTTCCCCCACTTCCTCTCGGCGTGTAAAGAGTTCGACATCGTGACGCCAGCGCGGATCGCGGCCTTCGCCGCGCAGGTCGCCCACGAGTCGCTCCAACTCCTGTACTGGGAGGAGATCGCCTCGGGCGACGCCTACGAGGGCCGCGCCGACCTGGGAAACACCGAGCCCGGAGACGGGCGCCGCTTCAAGGGACGTTCTCCCATCATGCTCACCGGCCGCGCCAACTACCGCAAAGCGGGAGCGGCGCTTGGCGTAGACTTGGAGGGCCAGCCGGAACTCGCGGCCACCCCGGAGGTCGGTTTTCGCGTGGCCGGATGGTACTGGCAGACCTGGGGGTGCAACGAGCTGGCCGACGCGGGGGATTTCCGCAAGCTCACGTTCCGCATCAATGGGGGGTACACCCACTACGTCGAGCGGTTCTTCCACTGGCGCCGCTGTTGCAAGGTGATGGGGCTTCCCGAGCCCGTCTTGACANCGTAATCACATCCAGTGCATTCTCTGGAGAGACATTCTCACAGGGAGTTACCATGGACCTCTTCGACCCGACCAACATTTTCGAGCTTCTCGGGCAGCTCTGGAGCCTCCCCGGAGCCGTGGGTCCCATCATGACGGTGGCGGCCGCGACGGTGTTTCTGGTGAACTTGGCCCGCAAGCAGCTCACCGCGTGGATCCCCTGGCTCGCCACCCGGCGCGGAGCGCTCACCCTCGTCGGTATCTTCGCCGCCGTGGGAACCGCCGTCTCCGCTGCGCTCCAGGGCGAGACCTCCCTCCTCCAGCTCGTGGTCNAGGCGGTGGCTTCGGCTCTCACCGCCATCGGTATGCGCTCCGGGGTGAAGGCCGCGGCAAAGGGCGGGCACCCGAACATGTACGTGGGCACGGATTTCTACGCGAGCCGCGCCGAGCAGCTGGACCTCCCATTCGGTGAGGGCAGGTGACGGCGGCTCTTGCAATCGTTGCCCTGGCAGGAGCGGTCGCGTTCGTCGTGCAAGAGCTTCGCGTCCGCTCCGCCCAGGAGACCATACTGCGGCTTCAAAACAAGGCCTCGGTTCTCTCCGAGGACCTCAAGCTCGCCACCGAACTCGTGAGGACACTTCGTGAGGAGGTTTCGCAAAAGCTGGAAATCATTCGCGGCTGCAATGACCCTGCTGCCATTCGCGACCTTGCAGGGCAGTTGCTCAACGACCCGTACTTCTCCTCCCGCAAACCCGGCGGTTGAGGTTCCGACCTTCCCCCACTGGGAGCCTCTCGGCGATACGCGCTGCATCGATGACTTCTACCTCGTCTGCCTCGATGCCGAGCAGACGCGGATCCTAAACGACAACCTTCTCCGCCTCACCGCGTGGGCGAAGCAGTGTGAGGTGTACCTTGGCCGGTAAGTTCACTAGAGAGGTAAACAAGCTCGCTCGTGCTAAATGGCAGGAGCGCCCGGCCTACGCGAAGCTTTCCAACGAACAGAAGAAGTTCGTCGATTTCTACGCCGGGAACATCAAAGAAGCGGCGGAAAAGGCGGGCGTCTCCTACGACCGTGCCAAAAAGTTCATGCGGCAGTGGACCGTCCAGGCTGCGCTCCAGGAGCGGGACGAGTGGGAGGAGGCGCTTCAGGCCAAAGCGCCGAAGAAGCGCCGTGTCTTCACCCGGCTAGAGCTGCAGGAGTTCTGGACGTCCGTCATCATGGACCAGACGGAGGACATGGAGATTCGCCTTCGTGCGGCGGATGCTCTCGCCAGGAGCAAGGCGATGTTCGTGAATCGATTGGACGTGACCTCCAAGGGCAAGTCCTTGGCGGAGCTTATCGTCGAGAGCGTGCAGGAGGCTCGAAAGAACGACCCGGAGCAACAGTACGTCGAGGCCATCGACGTGACGCCTGAAGCGCTGCCTGAATGAGCGACATCAACTCCATCGCCCAAAAGAACCTCATCCGCTGGCGGGAAGACCCGGCGCAGATGATTCGGGACCTCTTTCAGACTGAACCCGACGACTGGCAACTAGACATCTGCGCCGCTTTCCCAAAGCATCAACGCATCGCCATGCAGGCCTGCAAGGGACCGGGGAAGACCGCCGTGATGGCGATGCTCATTTGGAACTTCCTCCTCACTCGGCCCCACCCGAAGATCGTATGTACCTCCATCACCGGCGCTAACCTGCAAGACGGCTTGTGGGCGGAGCTTGCGAAGTGGCAGAAGAGGTCGAAGCTCCTCTCCGAAGCGTTCGAGTGGCAGAAGGAGAGGATCTTCCTCAAGGAGCACCCGGAGACGTGGTTCGCCTCCGCCCGCACTTGGCCTAAGGACGGCAACGCTGAGCAGCAGGCGAACACCCTGGCTGGCATCCACGCGGACTACGTGCTCTTTGTCCTCGACGAAGTGGGCGGCATCCCCGACGCGGTGATGGCGGCCGCCGAGGCGGCGCTGGCCTCCGGTGTCGAGACGAAGATTCTCATGGCGGGAAACCCCACCCACAGGTCTGGTCCGCTCTACCGCGCCGCCACCACCGAGCGGCACCTCTGGTACATCAAGGAGATCACCGGGGACCCTGACGACCCGAAGCGTGCCAAGCGCATCGACCCGGACTGGGCCCGGGCGCAGATTGAAAAGTACGGAGCCGACAATCCCTGGGTTCTAGTCAACGTCTTCGGGAAGTTCCCTCCTTCATCCGAAAACACCCTCGTCTCCCCCCACGACGTGGAGGTGGCGCAACGGAGAAACCCGCCTCCCGACTCCTACGCTGATGCGCCCGTCGTCCTTGGTATCGACGTGGCGCGGTTCGGCATGGACCGGACTGTGTTTACTGTGCGTGAAGGTCCAATCTGCTACGAGCAGGAGGTCCGCCGGGGCTGGGACACGATGCAGACCGTGGGGTACGCGGTGTATCTCATCAACAAGCATCGGCCCGACGCGGTGTTCGTGGACGAGGTAGGGGTGGGCGCTGCCGTCGTGGACCGGCTGCGCGAGCTTGGATACTCGGTCATCGGTGTGAATGCGTCCCAGGCTTCGCCCGATGAGAGGTACTACAACCTCCGCGCTTACATGTGGTCGAAGATGGCGGAATGGGTGAAGACCATCGGGTGCCTACCTACCGAGGCCCGAGACCTGGGGCGCGAACTCACCTCGGTGCCTTACGAGTTCGCGTCCAACGGGAAAATGAAAATCAAAAGCAAGGAAGAGTTGAAAAAGGATGGTGTTCCTTCTCCCGACCTTGCCGACTCGCTGGCGCTTACGTTTGCGTACCCTGTGGCTCCGAAAACGAGGTGGAAGAACGACGCTGCGTTGACACAGCGCGTGTTCACCGAATACAATCCGTTTCCAGAGGTGTGACGAATGGGAAGCGATAACTCGGATCTCGAAGCACTGCGTCAGCAGAACCAAAGGCTTCGGGCGCAGCTCGAACGCAGCCGCGAGCTTCCCCAGGACATGCTCCGGCGCCTCCTCTCGGCCGAACGTGCGCGGATGGCGATGGGTCGTACTCGCAAGAGTACGTTCACCGCTCCAGGGATCAGCTCCATGGAGTCCTTGCTGCGGGAGTATTGATGGCGGCGCCGAACCTAACCACTAGGCAGCGCTACTTGTCGCGGTACAAGAGCCTGCGCCTTGAGCGCTCGTCCTTCGAGCCGGTTTGGCAAAGTATTGCCAATCACATCCTCCCGTACCGCCTCCGCCTCCACAACACGGAGACGAACAAGGCCCACCGCCACAACCCAAACTTAATCAACGGCTCTGCCATCCATGCCCTGAACATCACCACGGCGGGGATCATGGAGGGCGCTTCCTCTCCTGCGCGGCCCTGGTTTCGGCTTGGGCCGGTGGACCCCGGTCTTCTCACGTACCGACCGGCGCAGAAGTACTTCAGCGATTGTGAAGAGATCATGCGGGAGTACCTCGGCCGGTCGAACTGGTACAACGCGGCCCACACGACCTACCGCGATCTTTGCGGATTTGGCACTTCCTCCATGTACATGGAGGAGGACATGCAGGACGGGATCCGGGCCTACTCGTTCCCCCTCGGTAGGTACTGCTTGGCCCTCGACGCGACGCTCCGAGTGGATTCGATCTACCGCGAATCCTCGATGACGGTGCGGCAGCTAGTCCAGGCGTTTGGCCTCGACCGGGTGAGCCACCAGGTGAAGAGG